GAGCAAATGACATTATTGCGGATGAATTTGCGAGTATGTCTAGAGAAATTTTTGAAAATGTCATCGCGGGCTTCGCTGCCGTATCAGCCTCTCCTGTTGAAAATGTAAAAAGAATAGCAATGGAGGAAATGGCCAAGTCTAAGGGGATTGATACTTCATTTTTATATGAGAAAAAAGATCTAGACGCTGCTAAAACTAATCAGATCATTCTATCGGGTACAGCTTATTATGATTTTAATCATTTTTCTGAATATTGGAAAAGATGGAAGACTATCATAGAGACTAAGGGAGACAAAAAGTCTATTTCCAATAACGTCTTCAACGGGGAAGCAGTTCCTTCATCTTTTAAATGGGATGATTACTCTATTATGAGAATTCCTGTGGATTTAGTTCCTAAAGGGTTCATGGATGAGGGGCAAATTGCTAGATCTAAAGCCACTGTGCATAATGGTATATATCTTATGGAATTCGGGGCGGTCTTTACTAAAGATAGTCAAGGTTTCTTCAAAAGAAGCCTCATAGAGTCTTGTGTAGGCACAGATATTAAACCAGTAAAGCTGCCTAGTCAAAATATATACTTTGATCCTCTTTTACATGGAAATAAGAACTGCAAATATTTGATGGCTGTTGACCCAGCTTCTGAAGTAGATAACTTTAGTATTATAATTCTTGAATTACATTCTGACCATAGAAGAATTGTATATTGTTGGACAACCACGAGAAAAGATCATACTGAGCGTGTAAAAAAGGGTCTAACAAAAGAAAATAACTTCTATAGTTATTGTGCTCGAAAAATTCGAGAACTTATGGCTTTATTCCCAATTGTACATATCTCTATGGATGCTCAAGGGGGTGGCTATTCTGTAGCCGAGGCTCTACACGACCATAATCAATTGCAGGCTGGAGATGTTCCAATATGGCCTGTTATTGACGAAGAAAAATCTCAGCCATCAGATGACCAGCAAGGTTTGCATATTTTAGAGATGTGTCAGTTTGCAAATTATAGTTGGTATTCCGACGCCAACCATGGACTAAGGAAAGATCTAGAGGATAAGATTCTTTTATTTCCTCGTTTTGATCCTATCACTATCGGTATTTCTATAGAATCAGATAAAGCTAATAACAGGCTGTATGATACTCTTGAAGATTGTGTTATGGAGATTGAAGAATTAAAGAATGAACTTTCTCTAATTGAGGTTACAGAAAGTGTAAATGGTAGAATGAGATGGGACACGCCAGAAGTTAAAATTGGAGTCGGCAAAAAGAAACGCATGAGAAAAGACCGTTATTCTTCTTTATTAATGGCGAACATGTCTGCTAGATCTATTTCCTTTGAAGAAAAGAAAAGCACATATACTGGATATGGTGGATTTGCAGCAAGTTCTAATAGTAAGACTATTAACCATGCAACTTTTTCTGGCCCAAATTGGTTTACATCCCAAGTGAACGGCTTATATTGAGATTTATGGTGTATAATTAGTGTAGAGTCTGATTATATTCCAATTACATTTTGATTGTGGGAGAAGGATGTGACAAAAGAAAAGAAGCCAGAAGAGCAAAGTCCTTATATTTTTTGGACATCGGCAGAAGATCAACAGCGGGCGTTTGAAAATACAGCCGGGAATATAAATAGTTATGACGGCATTATGAGTGCTAGTGCTAGTCGCCGCTCTTATATTGATATTGAGCCAAATATTTCTGTTAGACCTGATTTTCTAAAAGATGATTATTATCGTTTTCGTCCATTTGAAGAACCCGGAAACAATTTTAAACAATCTATGTCTATGTGTATGAAGGCATATGATAGAGTTGGTATAGTAAAAAATGTAATTGATCTTATGGGAGATTTTGCATCGCAAGGCATTCAACTTAATCATCCAAATAAGAATGTAGAAAAATTCTACAGAAAATGGTGGAGTAAAATTGCAGGAACTGAAAGATCTGAACGATTTCTTAATATGCTTTATCGCTGTGGAAATGTGATTATCTATAAGAGATATGGAAAAATTACTCGTAAAGATCAAAGAGAAATGTCTAAAGGTCAAGATCTACTTATTGTAGATAAGAACCCTCGCATCATCAAAAGGACTATTCCGTTTAGATATGATTTCCTCAATCCTATGCAAATTGATATAGAGGGCGGCTATGCCGCAAATTTCAGCGGAACCCCTAAATATAGAATGAAGATTTCTAATTCATTAAGAAAGTCTTTTGATAAAAACGCTAAGTTTATAGATGGACTGCCCCCTGCTTTAAAGAAAGCAGTAATAGAAAAGAGTCCCTATATTGATCTGGACAGCGAATATTTAGAGGTCTTTCATTACAAGAAAGATGACTGGGAGTTATGGGCCAACCCAATGGTTAGTGCCATTATTGATGACATTATTATGCTTGAGAAAATGAAGCTCGCAGATATGTCTGCACTTGATGGTGCTATTTCTAATATTCGTCTGTGGCGTTTAGGTAATCTAGAACATAAGATTCTACCAAATAAAGGTGCCATTGATAAGCTCCGTAATATTTTAGCAAGTAATGTTGGCGGCGGTACTATGGACCTTGTTTGGGGTCCAGAAATTGACTTCAAGGAAAGTAATACTCAGATCTATAAGTTTCTTGGCTCAGAGAAATATCAGCCGGTTCTTAATAGTATTTATGCTGGACTTGGCATTCCTCCAACATTAACTGGATTACATGGACAAAGTGGCGGATTTACAAATAACTTTATATCTCTTAAAACATTAATTGAGAGATTGCAGTATGGTAGAGATCTTCTTGCACAGTTTTGGCAAAAAGAAATAGAATATGTGCAGAAAACTATGGGCTTCACACAGCCAGCTACTATTCATTTTGACCATATGCTTTTATCTGACGAGGTTGCTGAAAAGAATTTGCTCATTAAATTAGTAGAAGAAGATATTATTTCTGTAGAAACTGTTAGAGAGCGTCTGGGTGAAGATAACTCAATAGAAGAAAGACGTATTCAAGGTGAACGTAAGAAAAGAGACAGAAAAACTATGCCTCCAAAAGCTGGTCCTTATCATAATGCTAATCTTGACTCTGAATATAAAAAGATTGCCTTGCAAAAAGGCGAGATTGGAATTGATGATGTTACTGATCTTACGCCTAAACCAAAAGAAATAGAGCCTCCTAAAAATTCTATTACCCAAAGGCCACAGCAACAGCAAAAAGAGGTTAAAGAAAATGGACGCCCTCCATTCTCTAAGGATACTGAACCTCGTAAACAAAAAAGGGTTTTACCAAAAACAACTCCGGGACAAGCAACTGTTATGATCTGGAGCAATGAAGCACAAAAGCAAATTGCCAATATTGTTAATCCTGCTTTATTAGCTCATTATAAAAAGAAAAATTTAAGAGAGCTAAGCAAGGCCGAACTCTTAGAAATGGAAGATATTAAGTTTACTGTCCTATGCAATCTTCAGCCACATGAAGAAATTAATTCAGAGAAAATAGCATTTATTTTAGAAAAAAATTCTCAATTAACTACTGAGCAAAAGAGCATCAAAGATCAAGTTTATGCTGAATGGGTGGGAAATACTAAGAAAACACCATCTATTGATGAATTGCGTCAAATTAATAATGTAAGTTATTCATTGAATTTTTTTGACGAAAAATAAACTTAATTTATTTTTCATGGCGTATTCCCTGTATAGAAAGGTAGAACATGAAAATATATTTAAATGAAATCAATGATAATTTAGCTCAAGTTATGTCGAATGCGAGCAACTCCATTGCATTTGAGTGTGATATATTGTCTCCAGAAGCTACCTCGCTTTATGCAGCTAATACTTATAAGCAGATTGTAGCAGAGTCTTTAAAGTCCGCAAAAAGTTTTATTGAAAACCATAAAGAAGTGGCCAAGCAGAAAGACCTTTATTATTTAAACTCTGTTTTGGTTTCTGCGGGATGGAATAAAAATGATGATGTTTTTGGCGTAGATGAATTGTGGGAAGCTAAAGATACTCCAGTTAACAAACAATTTAACTACATGCATGATGATACGGATATCATAGGACACATTACAGCGTCTATGGTTGTAGACCATGATGGTAATCCCGTAAAACAGTCAGACACTGGTGAGTTGC